ATCCGAGCAGCCTGTAAAGTCATGAAGACCAGGTACGCCAAGCCCTTTGAGAGTGTCCAAGTCAAGATACCTTATAGCACCGGTATGAGCCCGTATTCAGGGTTGATGGAAATGTTCGAGTCACAGGGTATCTTGACCAAGGACGGCAACAAGCTGAGTTATACCAGTCCAGTCACTGGCGAGATCATCAAAGAATTTCGCAAAGGTTGGACCGATGATAAATTAGACGTGGTGATGCAAGAGTATGCTGCTAAGTATGCCGAGCTTGGCAAGCCTCAAGCGACACCAGAATCAGAGGACAAGACGGATGAGTGAAAGTGCAGAACTACTTGTACAATTTTGGACCACAGTCAAAGAATATATACCAGCCAAAGACAGGCAGATGGCAGCAGACCATGTTGTGAACGAACTGGTGGATCTGGGCATCAGTGATGCGGATCTACAAGCATTGGCAGCAGATCGCATCATGAACAACAGCGTGAGCGAACATCTGGATGTAGAGGAATCTGAAGAAGATTTTGATGAATGAGCACATGGTACACCAAGGTAAGTCAGGATCTTAGTCATCTGCCCGATTTCATCGAGTATTATGACGGCGAGCTGAATCGTGCCAGAGCCGATGTCAGTGTCACTGGCAACATCGAGAAGAGCATCAGTGCCTTGCCTGGTATTACCGAACACAGATTTAATCAGCTTCAGGAGATCGAAGCTGTATTAAACTTCCTGAACATACAGTTGAGGAAGATCAGGCGCAAGCATTTCCAGAAATATCTGGAGCATTATGCTCGCGCACTAACCAGCCGTGATGCAGAGAAATATGTGGACGGCGAAGACGAAGTCATCGATTATGAAACATTAATCAATGAAGTGTCACTATTACGCAACAGATACTTGGGTATTATCAAAGGTCTGGACAGCAAACAGTGGCAAATGAGCAGTATTGTTAAACTTCGCGTGGCAGGCATGGAAGACATAAACCTGTAAGAATTGCTGATCATGCGCTGGTTAAGCATAAATATACCAGACTGCTTGTTCAATGAGAACTATGTTTAAAGTAGTTGACAATCACAGACGGAATAGTTATATTCGGTATGTGATGTAAATTTAACAAAGAGGAAGATAAAATGAAAAAGTATATCGCAGCAGCCATTCTGGCCTTTGCAGCTTCAACAGCGGTAGCTGGTGACCTGCCTAGCAAGAAGGCAACTCCTGCCGCTCCAGCAGCAGTAACCGCTCCTGACAGTTGGTATGTGGGTGTAAATGCTGGTGGTGCAGTAAAGTTGGATCGTACAGTAACCGATAACCCTGCCACCGTCGGCGGCGTGGTTGGATACAAGTGGAATCCAATGTTCGCAACTGAAATCACAGTCGATGAACAGTTCAAGAAAGCTGACCAGAAGGCACAAACTCGCGTTGTAGCTAATGGTGTTGTAAGCCCATTCGGTGCAGTATTTGGATTCACTCCATATGCATTGGCTGGCGTAGGCGTTCAGAATCACGATTTCCGTGATGGTGTACGTGACAACAACAAGGCTATCTACAATGTAGGTGGTGGTGTAAAATACGCTATTGCCAAGAACTGGGAAGCAGATGCCCGTTATCGTTATGTCAATACTTGGAGCGATGGCACCAAGATTAAGGATAACAGCATCGTTACTCTAGGTCTCAACTACAAGTTCTGATAACAACTCAAAAGATATCATGGAAAAGGTGGCCTAGGCCACCTTTTTTATTGACTTGATGTCAGAATGTTATATACTGTTACAAAGTGTTATCAACAGGAGAAATACTATGAAATTCGTTACCGTCATGGATATGTGGCTGCTTTTACTAAACATTGTTATGATGGGTGGATTGTTTTACTTTGGACGTAAAGTATTGGCCAATCTGGCACGTATCGTTGCTGTTAATGACCGTAGTATTGAAAATCCTGAAAGACAACGTATTACTAAACTGATCCTAGCAGAACTGGAAACTCAACAGCAAATGCTCAGCATGGGGTCAGATCGTGATGTACAAATGACTATCGATGTGCTAAAAGATCTGCTTGACAAGATCAATCGTAAATAGTATACTTTAAAGACTGGGCCCGTAGCTCAATTGGGAGAGCGCCTGATTTGCATTCAGGAGGCAGTCGGTTCGAATCCGTCCGGGTCCACCAAAATATCAGTTGACACCATCAGAAACTCGTGTATAGTGGTAATATAACCGCTAACAGATGGAGCATTTTATGAAAGAATCCGATCAGCAAGTCATGGAACGCATCGCAGAGCGTTTCGAGATCCTGGAAGACATGGCTCAAGCTGTGAAAGAAGGTGATGTCCGTGCTATGATCGTAGTAGGTCCTCCTGGGGTAGGCAAGAGCTACGGTGTACAGCGCAAATTGGAAGAATCCAGCCTGTTGGACGAAGTGGCTGGTAAGATCAAATATCAAGTGGTCAAAGGCGCCATGACATCCCTGGGCTTGTATGCCAAGCTGTACGAGTACAGCGACAAAGGATCGGTGCTGATCTTCGACGATTGTGACACTGTGCTCATGGATGAACTGTCGCTTAACATCCTTAAAGCTGCACTGGACTCAGGCAAACGTCGCACCATCCACTGGAACGCAGACAGCAACCTGCTGGCACGTCAGGGTATCCCCAACCACTTCGACTTCAAAGGTGGAGTGATCTTTATCACTAACGTCAAGTTTGAAAATATTCGTAGCAAGAAATTGCAGGATCACTTGAGTGCATTGCAGAGTCGCTGTCACTATATCGACCTGACATTGGACACTGAACGCGATAAATATCTGCGTATCAAACAGATTGCACAGAGTGGGCAACTGTTCACTGACTATGATTTGTCAGATCAAGAACAGGACGAGATTCTGAACTTCATGTTGGATAACGCCAATCGCTTCCGCGAGATGAGCTTGCGTACTGCCCTCAAACTGGCAGACCTGCGTAAGAGTCAACCTGCTCGTTGGCAGCGTGTAGCAGAGATCACAGTGATGAGAAACAAATGAAACAATATGACATCAAAGGCATCGTAACCGCACCAGGGCAACCCACCACCCAGATACGTCTTACGGTAAATGCCAACGACCAGACGTCAGCCAAACGCCTGGTCCAGATGCAATACGGCTCAGGTGGCAAAGTAACTATTCAAGGTATCACTGAAAAGAAAGGCAAGTGACATGGATCTGGTAACTGGTAGTGTGATGTTTGTGCTGTTTATGGTAGCCATTTATTTCAATTACCGTCTGGGATACCGTGAAGGTGTACATGGCGGGCATCAATTTGGAGTGTATGAGACTGTGAGCTGGCTGGTGGAAAAGGGTTATATGTCAGGTACTCATTCAGAGACTGGTAAAACTGTGTCAGTGAAAGAATTGACTAACAAAGTTTTGGAAGAACTGGAAGTGCGTCGTCCAGAATTAACATATGATGATGTAAAATAACACCGTATCTGCGGTGTTTTTTATTGCATTTGACTCCAAAAGTTGTTATATTAAACACAATGCAGTGTAAAATTATCATTAAAGACGAAGTCAATTGCAAGATTGAAGGACTGGATCTGACTACCAGGCAACGCTTGGTGACAAAGTTCAAGTATGACGATCCCAAAGCCAGGTATCTGCCCAGTGTCAGATTGGGCAGATGGGATGGCAAAGTGCCCTATTTTAATCTGGGTGGCACAACTTTTGTAAACATGCTGCCAGAGATCATAGAGTATCTGAGCGAGCGTAATTGGGATTTCGAACTGGACGACAGGCGTCCTGCACGTGAAGCCTTTGAGTTTACCGAAATTACTGAAGACACATTCAGCGATAAGGTTTGGCCCGAAGGCCATCCAGCTGCTGGTCAACCTGTGGTGTTACGTGATTACCAGATGGAGATCATCAATCGCTTCCTGGAAAATACTCAGTGCCTGCAAGAGGTAGCCACTGGTGCTGGCAAGACGCTGATGACAGCGGCACTCAGCTACAGTGTGGAAAAGTATGGACGCAGCATTGTTATCGTGCCCAACAAAGATCTGGTCAGACAGACTGAGCGAGACTATCGCAATTTAGGTCTGGATGTGGGTGTGTACTTTGGTGATCGCAAAGAGCTGGGCAAGACACATACCATATGCACCTGGCAAAGCCTGAACGTCATGCTTAAGAACACACAGAACTATGAAGCTGATGTGACCATTCATGAGTTTCTGGAAGGCGTCATATGTGTAATGGTGGACGAAGTACACATGGCTAAAGCAGACGCACTCAAGACACTGCTCACTGGTGTCATGGGTGATATCCCCATCAGATGGGGTTTGACAGGAACTATTCCCAAAGAGCCATTCGAGTATGTGGCACTGAATGTCAGCCTGGGACAGGTTGTGGGACAACTGAGTGCCAGCGAGCTGCAAGCCGCTGGTGTATTGGCCAACTGTCATGTCAACATCGTACAGACAACAGAACATGCTGCATTTACCAATTATCAGAATGAACTCAAATACCTGACAACCAATCCAGACAGATTGGATTATTTGAGTGGATTGATCGCTGAGATCAACAACACAGGCAATACACTTGTGCTAGTAGACAGGATCGAATCAGGCAAGGAATTGGTCAGCAGATTACCTGACAGTGTGTTTGTCAGCGGACAGATGAAAGGTGAAGCCAGACAGGACGAATATGATGAGATTGCCACCAGCACTGGAAAGATTATTATTGCTACCTATGGAGTTGCTGCTGTGGGTATTAAT